GCAAGTCTAGTAGGAAGAACCAAGAAGGAGTACGAAGATTTCGATGGAGGCTTAACTCCAGAAATGGTTGAGTACTGTAAGGAAGATGTTATTATATGTGGTGAGTTGTATCACTATTTACTCAAGGAGTTGAGTGGTTTTACTCAACAGTCTATTGATCTGGAGCATGAGGTAGCAGGGATTATAGCAAGGCAGGAGAAGCATGGGTTCAAGCTAGATACGATCAAGGCTCAGTGCCTGCTTGGTCAGTGGAAGCGTAGGTTGTCAGACATTGAGGAGGAACTACAAACCATATTCACACCTATTGTCACTCAAAGGTTTAGCGAGAAAACTGGTAAGCAGTTAAAGGATGATGTCGAGGTGTTCAACCCAGGATCTAGGCAGCAGATTGCAAAGCGCCTGATGGCACTGGGCTGGAAGCCTGAAAAGTTTACTGAGAAAGGACAGGTGATTGTCGATGATTCAGTCTTGGACGGAGTTGATATACCAGAAGCAAAACTTATTGCCGAGTACCTGCTCATTCAGAAACGGGTGGCTCAGGTTGAATCCTGGCTTGAGCATCTATCTGAAGACAGACGGGTTCACGGTAAGGTCATCACCAACGGAGCAGTCACAGGCAGAATGACGCACCACAGCCCTAACATGGCTCAGATCCCTAGCAGTTCCAGTCCTTGGGGCACAGAGTGCAGAGACTGCTGGACAGTGGATGATGGTAAGGTATTAGTTGGTGCTGATGCATCTAGCCTAGAGTTGAGAATGCTTGCACACTACATGAGAGATGAACAGTATGCTAAAGAAATCGTTGAAGGTGATATCCACACCAAGAACCAAAATGCAGCAGGTTTGCAGACTAGGGCGCAAGCGAAGACATTCATCTACGCTCTACTATACGGGGCAGGACCTGCCAAGATCGGGAAGATTGTTGGTGGTTCAGCAGCAGATGGTAAGAAACTCATCGATACTTTTCTTCGGAACACTCCTGCTCTCAAGTCACTTCGAGAAAAGGTTGAACGCTTATCAGAGAAAGGGACGCTACAAGGTCTTGACGGTAGGCAACTACAGATTCGTTCCGCACACGCAGCACTCAACACGTTACTACAGAGTGCTGGTGCGATAGTGATGAAACAGGCCCTGGTACTCTTGGACAAGAAGATCAGGCTGCTCAAACTTAATGCAAATTTTGTAGCAAATGTCCACGATGAGTGGCAGATAGAGTGTAGTGAGGAGGACGCAGACCTAGTAGGAGAAGCAGCAGTACAGAGTATTATAGAAGCTGGTACAAAGTTGGCACTTCGATGCCCATTAGATGGTGAATACAAGAAAGGAAAAACATGGGCACACACCCACTAGACAAAGACGATGAATTCTGGACTGACATGGAGGATGTAGTCTTTCTATGCATAAAGAAGGACAAAACAATTAACATGAAGACCAGCGTCAAGGATATGGACGAGCTTAAAAGTATCTTCAGCACGGCCTTTATGATGGCTCTGTTTCACGATATGAAAAGAAATCCATCAGACCTTGACAAACTTCACTAATGTGCTATACTATTTATGTAGTTTTTAATAAGGAGAAGTAAATGGAAATCAAACCTCTCAAAGTACAGGCAGATATTATGTGGGCTTTCCTTGATACGCCAAACCAGCTATCAGGTAAGTACCAAGTAGATCTCTGTAACCTGACTAAGAGTGCTGTAGATGTATTAAAGTCTATGGGTGTAGAAGTTCGGACTAAAGAAGGTGAACCTGAGAAGGGACAATTCATTACTGCTAAGTCTGTTAACTATCCTATCACTACTGTAGACGAGCAAGGTAATCCTATCACTGTTAAGGTTGGTAACGGCAGTAAAGGGATTGCACTACTGAAGCCTTATGAATATTCTTACAAAGGTAAGAAGGGTGTAGGTGTTGGTATTAACAAGCTGGTAGTTACTGATCTTAAAGTATATGAGGCAGAAGCTACTGTTAACGATGACGTTTTGTAAGAAAGGATTTAAGAGTGGCTACTAACAAAAAAATTCAGCCTGGGTTTAGTTTAAGTGTATCACCTGTGGAGTCTGTGTTTGAGGTATCTACACCTGGGCTTAGTACTAAACTGTGGGATGAGACATTCCGCTTCTCTGTCTCTGCTGATGGATCTGTCACTATCAACGACAACGAGTTCAGCAGCAAGAAGCAGGCAGCGCAGGCTCTCGAAACTATGGCTGCATTCTTGAAGAAGTAATGCTGGCACTCATCGATGCTGACATTGTTTGCTACCGAATTGGATTCGCTTCCGAGGATGTTAGTGAAAAGATATGCCTAGCTAGATGTGCTGAGTTTATGGAAGAGTTAGTAATGAAGCCCTGGGTGGGAGACTACCAAGGGTTTCTTACTGGCTCTAACAACTTCAGAAAAGATATAGCAGTCACGGCTCCTTATAAAGGTAATCGTACCCAGGCTAAACCAAAACACTACGAGCTAATTAGGGAATACCTAAATAAGGCATGGGGTTGTGAAGTAATAGAAGGACAGGAAGCTGACGATGCAATCGGAATCAGGGCTTATGAAATGGAAGATGTTGAAGATTACATCATCATGTCCATCGACAAAGACCTTGATATGATTCGTGGTTGGCATTATAATTTTATTAAGAACACTAAGTACCTAATTAATGACCAAGAAGCTATCAAGCATTTCTATACGCAGATCCTTACTGGCGATAGGGTTGATAATATTGTTGGTCTAAAAGGTGTAGGTCCTAAGAAGGCAGAGAAGATTCTCCAGGACTGTGTCACCGAGGCCGATATGTACAAAGCAGTACTAGAAGCATACGACAACGATGAAGAAAGAGTTTTAGAGAACGGACAACTTTTATGGATCAGAAGAAAAGAAAACCAGATTTGGTCTCCAGCCCTTTGCAGTACATCCAATGGGTAGATGCGGTAGCAGACTGCGAGTGGCTTGAGAATGTCAAAGCAGAGGTTCACTTGTGTCACACTATTGGATGGGTTATTGATGAAACAGATGATGCCTTATGCATTGCTAGTACAGTATCTATGGATAACAGCAACGCCCGTATGCATATACCTAAGCAGTGGATTAAAGTAAGAAAGGATGTAGTCTTTGAAGCCGAGCAGCGCCAAGTCCAAAGGAAGACACCTGCAAAAGTGGGTAAGAGATCTAATACTAGCCAAGTTCAACCTGGAGGCAGACGATGTACGCTCAGTTAGTATGGGCGTGTCGGGGGAAGACTTGCTACTTAGTCCAGCAGCCAGACGGGTCTTACCAATCAGTTTGGAATGCAAGTCCAGAGCAGCTATCTCAGTATACGGTTATTACGAGCAAGCAAAGGGAAATGCAGGAGGACACGAACCTGTCGTTGTTATTAAACAGAATCGGTCCAGCCCTCTTGTAGTTGTAGATGCAGAATACTTTTTTAATTTATTAAGGAGATCAAGTGAAAACCTTTAAATTTACATACGAAGATATTGAATACGAATACCAGTCTGGTTCATGGCCACAGTCAAGTGTTATCAAAGCAAAGCATCAGTTTGATGATGACATTACTTGGGTTCCTGTGCTATATCAGTTTGCTAAATTCCTTGAGAGTACTGGCTACGCAGGCGTGGTAGAGAAGGTTAGAGTCGAAGACAAGTATGGATTTCATGCTGACTGTGGCTTTGATACTTACGGCAAGAAAGAAGAAGAAGACGATGAAATCAAAGTGGGTCTTGATGAGGCAGACGATGATGAGGATCACTACAAAGGAATAAACTGATGACTGTTCATGCCATAATCCCTGACTGTCAGGTCAAGGACGGTGTTGATCTTAGCTACCTTACCTGGGTAGGAAAGTATCTAGCTGAAAAGAAACCAGATGTAATTGTGCAGATTGGAGACTTTGCTGATATGCCTAGTTTATCTTCTTATGATGTAGGTAAGAAGAGCTTCGAGGGACGAAGATACAAGACCGATATTGAAGTGACAAACAAGGCAATGCAGATGTTGCTAGCGCCTATTAAGGAACAGAATGAGAGAGCGAAACGAAATAAGGAACGACAGTATAGACCAAGAATGGTCCTCACTCTCGGAAACCATGAAGAAAGAATTTCCAGGGCTGTCGAAGGAGACCCTAAACTTGATGGAACTATTAGCCTCAGTGATCTTGGGTACGAATCATATGGTTGGGAGGTTGTGCCATACCTTGAACCTATTGTTATTGATGGGGTTGTGTACGCTCATTATTTTACTTCTGGCGTTATGGGGCGTCCTGTAACATCTGCTGCTGCGCTGCTATCTAAGAAGCATATGAGTGCTGTGATGGGCCATGTTCAGAACAGACAGATTGCTTATGCCAATAGAGCAGACGGATCTCAGATCACTGGCCTGTTTAGTGGCTGTTGTTATCTGCATGATGAGGACTATCTAGGCAGTCAAGGTAACAAGTACTGGCGAGGTATCTGGATGCTGCATGAAGTCAACAACGGATCATTCGATGAGATGCCAGTCAGTCTAAATTACTTGAGGAAAAAGTATGAGCATTGATAACGCAACACCAGCAGATTGGCACAGAGCTTACTTCAAGAACGCAGAAGACCAAACTCTTGCTGACTACATTGAGAAGAAGAAGCCTGCAGCTTCCAGGCAGCATGGTGGCAATCACTACAAAGGTACTGAGATACAGTCCTGGGATGTATTCCTAGATTGGGGATTAGATCCTTGGGCCTGTAATGTAATCAAGTATGTGCAGCGTCATCGCAAGAAGGCAGGTAAAGATGATTTGGAGAAGGCTAAACACTATCTTGAATTTATGATTGAGAACTACGATGCCATTGGTAACAAGTACTACAAGGCTTGACTGGGCTAACGCAGACAAGGACTATAAGCGAGGACAGAACCTAATCCGTAAAGGTGACTGGGCCAATGGCTTTAAGATGCACGAGTTACGCTCACTGCCTGACGCACTCTGGAACAGGTCTGCTAAGTTTCCTGGTGTCAAGACTAGCTTTGACAGAGCACCTGTATGGATGCCTGGGCAGAGTATTAGAAGCAGGAATGTGATCATCTGGTCAGAGGCTGGCTGGGGAGATATGCTACAGTTCTCTCGGTTCATTCCTCTGATCAGGCAGATTGCTAGCGGTGTTCACTGCGTCTACCCTGAGAATATCTCTAGTCTGCTAAAGCGCATGGATAAGTCCATACCTTATAGCCACCTGAGTAGGGAATGTCCTCCAAGTTCCTATCGAGTCAAGATGATGTCTATGCCGTACCTCCTGATGGAGCACGGGCTACTCAAGCCTGAGCCAGTGGATCGCTGGTATGGGGCTGAGGGAGTCTATCGCAATCCTGCTATAGAGGCTCCTAAGCGTTCTAAACCGCTAGTAGGAATCTTCTACTCCACGGATAACAAGTCCTGGAACATGGCAGCGAAGCAGATCCCAAAGGATATCGTGGATGAGTTCATAGAGCGCCATCAAGAGGTGGATTGGGTGTCTTTACAGCTTGGTGATGGGTTCCTAAATAGTCCATTTTGGAACGAAACTGCAGATAAACTTCAGACCCTTGATGCAGTGGTGTCTGTGGATTCAGCAATAGCCCACTGTGCTGCTAGTGTAGGTGTACGTACTATAAATCTGGTTGGAGATGAGACAATGGCGTGTTGGCGTTGGTATCCAGTCTCAGAGCGTACCTACTGGTATGATAGTATGACTACTGTCTGGTGGGATAATTACTCAGACTGGGATACTGGATTAGAGAAAGCAATGGATTACCTTGATGTTCCTAAGCCTATTGCAAAAAAACGTGGTAGACCTAAGAAAAGTGTGGTATAATATATGACCCTGACATTAGAAGAGATCAAAGAAAGGATGAAACGATGGGATGAACTAACCATCATAGAGGAGTTGTCTCTCCGTTCTGAGGAAATAGTAGAACGGTTTGAAGATGTAATAGAAGAGAACGCAGATAGATTAGAAAAACTTGTTAACTGGGAAGATTAGAATATGGATTACTACAGTCAGTTTATTGCAAAGAGTCGTTACAGCCGTTTCCTACCTACCGTCAATCGGCGTGAGCACTGGGAGGAGACAGTCAATCGTTACATGGTGTTCATGTACAACCACCTAAAGCAGGCTAAAGATTACACAATGCCTGATGATCTGTACAAACAGATTAAAGATTGTATTGTAAACCTGGAAGTCATGCCTTCAATGCGTGCTATTATGACTGCAGGCAAGGCGCTAGAGCGTGACAATACTGCTGGCTACAACTGCAGCTATCTGCCCATCGATGATCCTAAAGCATTCGATGAAGCAATGTATATTCTTCTGTGTGGTACAGGCGTAGGTTTCTCAGTGGAGCAAAAGTATGTTAATCAATTACCTGAAGTCCCAGATCAGTTGTTTGATTCTGAGACTGTTATTTCTGTTGCGGATTCGAAAGAAGGATGGGCCAAGGCTTTACGGCAACTCATCGCTCTTCTTTATTCTGGGGAAGTGGCAAGGTATGACTTATCCAAAATTAGACCTGCAGGAGCAAGGCTCAAAACCTTTGGAGGACGTGCCTCTGGACCTGGACCTCTGGATGAACTTTTTAGATTCACTATTACCAAATTCCGAGGAGCAGTTGGTAGGAAACTTACGTCAATCGAATGCCATGATCTTCTCTGTAAAATCGGGGAAGTTGTTGTTGTGGGTGGAGTACGAAGGAGTGCAATGATATCGCTGTCTGATCTGGAAGATGATCGGATGCGTCATGCTAAATCAGGAGATTGGTGGACACACAATGGACATAGAGCACTTGCTAACAACTCAGCAACTTATAATGCTAAGCCAGATATTGGACAGTTTCTCCAAGAATGGACAAGCCTTTACAACAGTCATTCTGGAGAACGAGGAATCTTCTCACGAGCCGCTAGTAAAAGCCAAGCTACTAAGAATGGTAGACGGGACAGTAACTATGAGTTTGGAACTAATCCATGCTCGGAGATTATACTACGCCCATATCAGTTCTGTAACCTCACAGAGGTCGTGGTCCGAGCAGAAGACACCGTAGAGTCCTTGGCTCGTAAGGTACGCATAGCGACTATTTTAGGTACATTCCAGAGCACTCTGACGCACTTCCCATATCTGCGTAAGATCTGGCAGAAGAACACTGAGGAGGAGCGTCTGCTTGGTGTGTCCTTGACTGGTATTTTAGATAACAAATGGATGGGAGAGGTTAGTGACAGCACTGCGAAGGCTCTTGAACAACTGCGGAAAGTTTCTGTTGATACCAATGCTGAGTTTGCAGCTATTCTTAAAGTCCCTCAGTCTGCTGCGATCACTTGTGTCAAACCTTCTGGTACTGTGTCTCAGCTTGTTAATTCTGCCTCTGGCATTCATACTCGACATAGCCCTTATTATATTCGCAGGGTTCGAGGCGATAAGAAAGACCCTCTTACGAAGTTTCTGACAGAAGCAGGTATTCCTACTGAGGATTGTGTGATGCGTCCTGATAGCACTGCTGTGTTTTCTTTCCCAGTGAAAGCACCAGAGAATGCTAGGACTCGTGACCACTTGACTGCTTTGCAACACCTAGACCTGTGGTTGATGTATCAGCGTCACTGGTGTGAGCATAAGCCTTCTGTCACTATCTCTGTTAAGGAAGACGAGTGGATGGATGTTGGTGCGTGGGTATGGAGGAACTTTGATGAAATCTCTGGTATATCGTTCCTGCCTTGGGATGGAGGCACTTATCGCCAAGCTCCTTATGAGGAATGCACTAAAGAGCAGTACGAGGAACTTCTTGCTAAGATGCCTACATCAATTGCATGGGATGATCTTAAAGAGGAGGACGACAACGTGGAAGGAGCACAAACATTAGCCTGTGTAGCAGGTCACTGTGAGATTTAATATGAATATAGAACTATCTCTTATTGCAGGAATAATGCTTGGCTTTGAATACGTTAAAGATGAACGGGATTACAACTATCTTGTTGTAGATATCTTCTTTGCTCGTGTTCTTATAGGCTGGTAGAGTATAGGGCTTTCTCGTCTTTTCTACGTTTGACTAGACCTGGAAGCTCTTTACCGCCTGCTTTAGTCCACTGCATAAAGGCTTCGGCTGCTCCTTCAAAGTCACCACGATTGTGTTTCATCCTGATGCTAGAGCGTTGGAGATTGCCGAGGCCAACATTGAAAGAGAAGGAAACGAGGCTGTCAAACCTAGGCTGAGTAAGATTAGCAGGACACAATCGTAGTACGCCTCGCTCAAACGTAGCCAAGTCTGCTGCGAGGATCTCGTCCACTTCTGCCATTGATAGAATTCTGTCCCATCCATCAGGAATGGGTAGGTTTTTTCTGTCTTCAAGTTTAACTCCTATATGTGAAGGGTCTATGACATGGCCTACTCCAACAGTCCATAGTAGTGCTGGACAGCGGTAAGGCCGTGTACGCACACCTTCGTGGTGCTTGATCATGTCAATGACTTCTTTGGGTACTTTCATTTCTTAAACGATTGAGTACCAAACCAAAAGGCAATCACAGATGAGAAGATAATGGCACTATCCTCATCCCAAAGAATTTCCATAGCCTGCTCGAAAGGAACACCAGTCTTCCATGCGTAGAAGAAACCAAAGATGTTTACAAACAGTAGCATCAGGAACATACCATAAGTAATTAATGGGCGTACCAGAGCACGAATATTAATAACCCACTGTGAAGCGCCTTTACCAATCTCAATATCATGCGCGTACAGTGCCTGTCGTTCTTGCACAGCAGTTTGCATAGCTACCTGATCTGTCCTAATCTCTTCTATCCTAGCCTGTGCAGCAAAGCCACGCTCTGCCAGGGCTAGTTCACGCTCTGACTGCATCTTTGCTAATTGTAGTTCATGCGACTTATCAGACTTATCTTGAAAAAAATCTAGGATCTTGGGCAGACCACCCATTAGAAAGGAAATTAAAGTAGACAGTAGTGTAATCATTAGATAAGCCCCATCATTTTAAATAAACCATAAACAACTGCTGATGCTATTAGTATACCAAGCACTTCACGCCTAAACTCCATACGCTTCCTGTAGAACTCATCATTCAATTCTAGGTGCTGTTTACGCATCTGTGTTATTAGTGACTTAACCTCAGAGACAGCAGATCTACCATATTCCTGCTCAATCTGTCTATACATCTCTTGCTCTGCGTCCTTGATCTGCCTGATGATCTTGTATTCTTCATAGGCATTCATAAACATCATGTCACCACGGCGTTCAATCTGCTGCTGCTTTCTTTTCCAGGCTACACGAGCTTTGGCTTCTTCGTCTAAGAAAGCATTAACTTCATTAGCAGTTTCCTTAATCTCTCTGCCAACCTGTACCGCTTCCTTAATCCCTGAGAGAGCAGCCCTAGTGGTTTGTATAGGGTCACTCATCTTCAACAACACCTTTTCCAAGGAGTCGTTGCCTACGGAATTCAACAGCAAAGTCTGGATTACTATTGAGTTGTTCCATGAGTATTTGATTAGTAGCTGCCCTGCGTGACTTCTCAGCCACACGTTTCATAAGAATATTTTTTACTAGTTTATTTGAGTTTTGGTATATCGGTGTATTAATAAGATTAGATAGCTGCTGGTTTACAATGTCACCAGAAACCTTAGCATACTTTTCATATGCAGTAGCATCTAATTCTACATCTCTGATTTTCTTCTCCACTGGTTTAAATGAAAAACCAATATCCTGAATCTCACGCTGCAACGGAGTCTGTTCAGCATCTCTAGTTGCAATACCAAGCACTCCAGATAAACCATAGGACAAGTTAGGTTTAGGGTTACCAAGTAAGTCCCGTTTGACAGGTAGGTCCTCACGCAGCCCTGGTATACGAGCCTGTACCGCATCGTCAAAACCACGAATCTCTCTCTGGTATGGGTCAGGAATTCGTGCAAATTGTGCAACTGCAGCAGGAACTACAAGGCCAGCAAAGCTATTAATGAAGCTACCACCATAACGCTCAGGATCGTGGACAGCTTGGAGTACTCCAGTAATGCCTTCTAGGAAGGTTTTTGATGTAAGGTTTTTTGTAATTGCCAGCGTTCCGTCTACGGCTAGCTCCTGTATCTTCCTATCTGCCTTCGGTTTATTATAGTAGTCACGTAGTGATTCTACAGAGTCAGCAAAGACCCCCATAACCGTAGCCAATGGCTCCACCCTGGCATAGGAATACCAAGTATTTCCAATCTTGACTGAGTACTCAGGGATATTAGCAGCTATCATAGCCTCTCGCCTGCCTGCGTCCTTGGGGTAGGAACCAGTTAGGTTTCCCTGGGCTACCTGATAGGCAGTCATCGTAGCCAAACCAGCACCCATCATTGTCCTAGCCAGGGCCTCTTCCTTCTTGCCTTTAAACTGTTTCATAAAGAGGCTAGCTGGAGTATATGACAGAGCGTCCTTCAGAATATTGATTGGAGTCTTAATAAATGGAGCAATGAAGACAAGCTCAGGATGTTCAGCCCGTAGGCGTAGCATACTATTACCCAACTTACCTAGTTCAGCCTGGAATGTTTGTGCCTTAGCAAAGTTAAGGATATCACTAGCCAGTGCTGGGCTGATACTACGCAGTTTCTGCTGCCAGTCTAGACTACCGATGTCAACCTTACGAAGCTGCTGATATACTTCTTCTCGTGTCAGACCGTTAAGCTGTGACTCAGGGATAGCTTTAGCCAGTCTTTCTGCTGAGGCATTAAACTCCATCCGTCTAAAGATAGCTTTAGAGAATTCATCGATTGCAACAGACGCACGAGTAGGCATCCGTACTACAGCACCAACCTTCTTTTCTAGTTCAGATGAGTTAGCTGATCCACCGATAGCCTGACGTATCTGATCAATATTAACTTCTGTATCTAGAGGAGTGCCTTTTGTCCAGCCTGCTCTAGCAAATGTAACACCTTCTGACATTCCCTCGAAGAAGCCACGCAGCATAGAGGCAGACTCTTGCAGACGGACAGAGTTCCCAGGCATAATACCCAGCAAGAATCTTTCCGTGATTGCTAACGGAGCTTTGACTAAAGCAGACATAGCGTTAACTGCAATAGTACCGACACCAGAGATGTAGGAGTTAACTACAAACTCTGCCACCTTATCCCTGAATCGTGGCTCTTTGAGTGTTTGATTAACAAAGTTAGCCTGGGCTTTAGCCTTTTCTCCAGGCAGCATATTTAACTTCTCAAGATCATCCAGACCTTGGAAGAAAGAATCAATTGCTGCTTTGCATTTCTCATCTACTTTCAACAGGATCTCCCACCTAAAAACGGAGTTAGTGTTTTATTTTCTCTAACCAGTTGATTTAATCTTTTCTGGTAAGCTAAAGCTCGTCCAAGATTACTAGCGTTGCCCTCGACAGCAGCCAACAGACTAGCCGCCTTACTCATCATGGTCTGGAGCACAGCATAACCCTCTTCACTACCACGCTCTTTTGCTATTTTAGCAAGTTCTCTGGCATTTGTCAAGTCATTTATAGCAGCCCTGGTTGCTTTGACAGCGGAGGCTAGCACTTCAGGAGGAAGGATCTCTTGAACCTTCTTATTGAGCAGAGCCTCGACAGCGATGTCCTCTGGGATAGTCTTCTGTCCTTCTTCAGTAATATCCTGGAATGTTTTGCCAGTCTGTCTCTCGTACCTAAACCGTCCCTGCAGAGCACCATAGATTTGACCAAGTACTTCTTGGTCCGTATCAGCCTTAGACACCAGTACCTTTACATTCTCAAGTCTGTACGGATTGTTAGGATCAACCATACGAGCAAACTGTTCAGGACGAATATTAGCAAACCTAGTGGCAGAGCTTTTTAAGTAATCACGATAGTCACCAGTTTTAAATGCTACCTGATCAGCTTCAGCCATAGCCTTGCCAACAGATGTTTCTGACCCACCTTCAATGACAGCCTTATTAACTGGTGTAGCAGTAGCCTCGTCACTAGACATAAACTTAATCGGTGACGGAGGAGCTTCAAAGATAGGCTTACTAAGTTTAGTAAAGTCTTGTAAGAATCTTTGCTCTGCCTGAGTGACTAGCTCGCCTTCATTAATACGTGATTGTATTTCAAATGCACGTTTAGCATCATCAGTCAGAGGAGGAATCTGGTCTTCAAAGTCTCTAAGAAACCGTTGTTCGGCAGGAGTGACAAGATCACCAGTCTCCAACCTGCGCTGAATGTCTAATAAAGTATTAAAGTTCTGTTGAGTAATAATAGGAGTTGCTTCATCTGTAGCTTCTGTCGCTATGTCCTCTGCAGTCCTGATAGTTGTTGGAGATCCTTCGACTGCTGCAATCTTAGCTGCCTCTCCTTTAGTGACTAACTTACCGAGACCTGCTCCAATGGCAGCGCCAAAGCCAGTACCAATAGCAATGTTTTTTAACCTGGAATCACCAAACTCTTCTTCATAGGTAGGCTCTAATCCACCAGCTACAGCACCTACTGCAGCACCTTGTCTAACAAACTGACCCATTGTCTTAGCACGAGCCAGCGGAATCAAGTTTGTAGGATCAGCAATTGAACCAGCAAGGACACCAGTGATGGCAGCACCAGTGTTGGTCTCCATCATTGTACGAAACTCTTGCTCTTTCTCTAGGTCTGTCTGGTAGCCAAAGGCACGGTTATAAAAATCTAAATCGTTACCAAAAAGCTGAGACAGACCACGCAGAGTAGATGTTACTCCACGCTCAGCACTTCGAGCTAGCGTTTCGCCAGTACCATACTCTTGATTAAGAACTAATCTTAAACCAGCATCAGATACAGATCCCCACTGGTTTTCAGTAATCGCTTTTAAATCAGAAGTAGATAAAGATTTCCAGTCAATGGTAGCCATTAGGGAGAAACTCCAATTACTGGTTCAGGCGCTGAAGGAGAACTTCTTCCTCCACCTTTATTTTTATTTCTTTGTTCATATTCTGCTCTAGCCCCCGCCAAAGGATCAGTTGCTGCGCCTGGAGTACCGCCACCAATTCCGATAACCCTATTATCTTCTGGGTTAGTTTTGTTAACCGCAATAACTCCAGTTAAGTTACCAGCAATATCCTTCTGAGGAATAAATGTAAACTTATCTGCATCAAGATTTCTAATCCTAGCTCTTATTTCGTCAATCTGTGCAGTTGTAAGTTTTTCCTGTCTTTCAAGATTTCTAATCTCAAATTCCAGTTTTTGTTTAGACAGGCCAAGTTGAGCTTCTTGCACTCCAACACCACGCTCTTGTATCCCAAGGCCCCGCTCTTGTAATCCAACACGTTGACGCTCAAGACCAAGACGTTCTTGTTCACGCATAGCAGTACGAGCATCCTGGGCAAGCATCATGGCTTCTCTGCCTGCACCCATAGCCGCAAAGTCTTTTGACATACTAGCCAGTACTGTAGGATCTGTCATATCCATATCGCCATACTTAGCAAGTACACCTTGAATCATAGTGGCACGGCGTAGTCTAGGATCTTCAGTAGGAAACAGCGCCTGAGCAGCGTTCTCAATACCTTGTAAACCAGCCTGATACAGAGGAGCAAACACACCAAACTGCTGCCCCTGCTGTGAGATAGCCTGTCTACGAAGTAGATTCTGCTGCTGCTGTGCAGCTAAGATATCCTCTACTGGTGTAAATAAAGATGCAATAGCCATGTCTATTCCTTATTAATAACCAACGCCTTCAAATAGTGCTGGAGAGTAACCACCACCAAAATAATATGCAGCCTGTCCAGCGCTTAACTGAGGACCACTATAACCAGCCCCAAACAGGTTTACACCACGAGCCTGAGCGCCTGCAGTTGAGTTCCACCAAGGACTACCCTGACCATATAGTCTATCAAACATTGCATTCTGTCTTTGCTGTTGCATATATTGACCGCTGATATTTGATAAACCTTGGGACATCAAAGTAGGGCCAACTAAACTTCCCTGTAGTTGAGTTTGAGCAGCGCCTAATCCACCTTGTAGAAGAGAGCTAGCACCAGCAGTATTAACATTACGACCACCAAGCTGAGTACCAATCTCAAGAGGCTGTAGAGCAGCGTTCTCAAGAGATTGAACAGCACCAAACTGAGTCATAAACGGGGCCAACGAAGAGCTTTGTAAACCAAGACGAGTGGACTCAAGATTAGCACCAGTACCAAATAGACCAGTACCAAACTGAATCTGACGCTGCGCTAGATTTTCTGCTTCTAATACATCACGAGCGCGTTGTTCTTCTCTAGCACGAGCAAGAGCAAACAACTCAGGCTGTCCAGCACCGCCGATATTAACTCCAGCACGACCACGACCAAATGCTGTAGCTGCTAGTCTGTTCTCTTCACGCATCTGCTCAGGTCTGCGTACATCCTGAAGCATATTGAATGCACGTTGTCTAGCGGCCTCTGGAGATTCTGCTAGATAACCAGCACCAAGACCAAACAACCTTTGACTAGCAGCTTGTAGAGGCATTCCAAATTCTCTAGCACCCTCTGCTTCTCCAAGACTTTGACCATACAAAGCAGCTATTCTGTCTTGTAATGCACGAAGCTCAGGAGAGGCTGTGTAACTAGCGCCAGTTACTATTGGAGTACCATACTGATCAGTACCTGTCTGAAACTGTGAAGTACCAAACCTAGTAGAAATGCCTACTGGCCTGAAGGCACTAGCTGAGGCTGCTCTGTTAGCTGCTTCAAGTTGAGCAGCAGCAGATGTTCTTGCGGCTCGTTCAGCAGATCTTCCTGCCATTGAACTTCCAATTAAACCTGCTCCTGCACCTATAAGTGCTGCTTCAACGCCCATAATTATCTCCAAACATAAATATCATATTGAGTTTTGTTGTTGCCTTCTATTGATGTTAAATACTTAAACTTAAACATCCTTAAAAACTTTTCATGTTTTGAATCGTTTGGAGTGTGCAAGGCATAAAGTTCTCTATTCCACTCTTTTGTTAAAACATCAAAAGACTTTAATAACTTTTGTTTTACTTTTTTATTCCACTTCTTTAAAATATCACAATGTATAAAAACAAATCCTTGGTCATCTTCTAAGTAAATAATAAAATCATCTGTCGTAATTACTGGAGTCTTCAAGCAGTGCGCTTCCACATATAGACCGTGATATACGGCTGTAGATTAGCATCAGTTCCACTAGAACCTGTGGAGGTAATAGTAGTTGATACCGAAATTCCTGTTGTATTAGAGTTAGTGGATATTGTTTGAAAAACTTCACCGCCATTATACTGCCCAGCAGAGCCTCCTGCTGATGGATTATAGCCTTGAATACCTGACGGAGAGACTCCATGACTATGCCCAGGGTCTGTAACCGAAGATGAAACATCATGGGTATGCGTTACAACTATTGCGTTTTTAGAACCACCAGTTTCTTCTGCTGTATCAAACAAAGGATCTGAGGCGTTGAAGCCAACCATGACACGACCAGCACCAAAGGCAGTCCATGTACCAAATCCTAGAAGTGTCCCCGGGTTTGTATTGTTAGTTGCGTTAATGTAGATTGAGCCTACAGGATACAAAGTTCTAACAGCGTCTGTTACAAAAGCTGTAGTAGCAAGTTGAGTAGTATTTGTTCCTGAAGCCGCAGTAGGAGCTAGAGGCGTACCAGTAAAGGTAGGACTATTTGTATCTGCCTTAGAAGAAATAGCAGAGGCAATAGCATTATACTCGGTATCAATTTCTGTACCTTTAATAATCTTGCCTGCGTTACCGCTAGGAAGAGAATCTTTAGCAGCAAAGTTAGTGGCTTTGGTATAGTTACTCATACTGTTTTTCCTTGTTTAATATACACATCAATACGCTGGATTGAAATTGGGTTACCGTTAATCTCTGCCTCTAATCCGATCTGCATAACAGCGCCTGTGCCGCCAGCCTGGATCTTAAATTTGTCCAATACAATACCATCTGAGAATTCAGCAATATTGTACTCACCTATATTATACTCGTAAGCGATCGCTGTGTCAAGTTTTTTCGTAAAAGCAAAGAAGTTTTCGTTGTAGTCAAAGCCCCACTTTATAGCTACGTCCTGGTTAGATCCTCCGATAACCACAAATCCAACCTGCTTTAGGATTTTTTCTATAGTAGGTTTCTCAAAGTCAAAATAGTTAGTAAAATAGCTAAAGCGGTAATTGACACTGTTATCAGTGTGTCCAAAGTACTTACCAATATATCCTGGCTTTCCAATGTATAGGTCTTTAGAATTAGTAACCACAAATGACCTAGGTTCAATGTTGGTCCAAGTAGTGACCCTAGCAGATCCATCCTGCAGAGGTGCTCTCATGTCGAAACAGTAGACAAACTTGGTAGTAGGCAGAGCCAGTAAGTAGAAAGCATCTCTTTCGTAGTAGATAGACTTGATATTAATGGCTGTCTCAGACGCTACATTAGTCATTAGATCATCACGAACATTCTTGGAGATATCTCGCATAGGTAGAGACTTCTCCTGAATTACTCGCTGTAGGCTACGAACACCGCCATCAGACAAGAAGATAATATCAGTACCAGTATTTTGAACAGAATCCCTAGCTACACAACCCACATTAGGAATGTAGTCAACTAGAGACATAATAGTAACATCGATAGGGTTATTGTAAATAGCAATGTTGTTACGACCAAAGATAATCAAGAAGCCGTTATGAGCCGCCATAGCTACTATCTTGTCCGTATTAGGAAAGACAGCGTTTAACGACACTGATCCTGAGTCACCACCTTGGAAATCTGATCCATCCAGTAAACGACTAAAGTAGACTGTCTGCGGATCTCCTGCAATGTCTGCCATCCATATACGACCATAAGCAGCAAGAGCACAGTTGGGTTTAAAATCAGTAACAGCGTATCCGCTAGGAAGACTACCTATATCTCCTAGTCGTTGAAATATAAAAGAACCACTAACTTTTCTATACAATAAGGCTTCATGGGCAGCTTGTACTACATAAGCATAAGGCTCTGCAGCAGTACCATCACCATAAGGCAAAGCAGCGGCTTGCCAATTGTTATCAGTAATAGTGTAAGTAAGGTCTGCTGTGTTAGTAGAGTTACGAACTGCCTTAGTGGTCATCGTTGTAGTACCGCTAAACAGTTTATTGTTGCCTCCACTGATTAGTTGAGTTGATCCGTTGTCTGTCAATTCAAACATAAACTGAACAGGATTAGCAGCACCAAGATCTGTATTGACAGCTGTGTTCACTGGTGTCCAGCCTCTACGAGCACCAATACGACCATATCTATCAATAACGCAGTTGTTAGCCTCAAGCGCAAAGCCTGAAGACAACGATACTGCAGACTCTTGGATGTTTAGTCCAAAGAATCCTGGTGCAGCAATACTAGCGGTTAGCGTCTGAGCAGCCATTAAGTAGCGTCCCAAATAAATTCATCAGGATATTTGTTTCCTTCGATAGCAATGTGATCTGCTAAAGAGGTCTGATATAGTGCATAAGCCTCTGAACTGGCTAGGCCACCGTCTTCTCCACGCTCTGCCAAAGCCTTTGCGTAGGCTAGGAAGATGACAGGTTCAGCAGGAACTTTAAGCTGTGTAGAGTTAGCACTTAACTCATCCTGCGGCTTAATGATGTTAAAGTTAATTGTGTATACGCCGTTAGGAATAGGATACAAGTCTACCTGTGTATCTCCGTTAGAGTCTACACCGTTGAAGTTGTAGTAGCGAGGAGCAGACTTCTCAGGCGTATCTACTAGGAACCACTCATCCATCTCCATAGTAGAGGCATTGTTTAGGAACCAGTTGCTGGTGTCGTTAATTACATCAAATACACGAAAGCGAATACCAGCACCAGTCATTACATAGTTAAACAGGTCTGTAGATGTAGATACTGTCAAGGTCTCTGACAGAGCATTCCAGTTGTATGCGTCCTCTACCTGCCTCTTAGCATCGTTAACAAACTTACCGATTAGCTTTGAGTAGGACGTATCAGTAACAGATGTAACTTCGTTCTCACGCAAACGAATAAGGACATCGTTAACAAGTTGTAAGTAAGTTTTGTTAGCCATTTAACAATCCCATTTCTTTAGTGCTAGTGCCTTACGAGTAGGTCTTCCTTTACTGTCCTTCATAGGTCCTGGTACACCAGACATCCTAGCGCAGAATGACTTCCGTCTAGCGGCTGCTTTAGGAGACTTCTTAGCCTCTTTAGAAGACACTGGAGGCTTTAGATTAGCTCCTTCAGTGCGTTTAAAGTAGGCTCTGCCTTTAGCGTTTAAGCCACCTTCTGAATTCTGATATACTTTCTTTACCATTTGATATTCTTATTAGTAGATATTTGTAAACAACTTCCTTCGTTTTCAAAGCCCTTCTGATACAAGGCTTGACTAGCGTCTTTTAATACCTTTAAGCATTCTTCTTGCTTATAAAACAGTTCAGTACTTTTCCAGAAGAAACACTGCTCTCCGTTACAGAAAAATATGACTGCAAGAAAGAACTTCACTTTTTCTTAGCGGTCTTAGCAGACTGTTTAAATGCCTTAGCAGTAGGAGCACCTTTGGTTCCAGGCTTACGCATCTTCTCGCCACTACCTTCTTTGATACGCTTACGCTTGGCCCAGATGTTGGCGTAGAGTCCTTGTTTCATTTCTTTTTCTTCTTCTTGGACATACCAGCCATTGACAGACCAATCGCTACTGCTTGTTTCTGCGGATAACCTTCTTTACGAAGTTTACTGATCTTTGCAGATGCAGCGGCTTGTTTACCTTTTTTAGTATACGGATACTTCTTTCCATCGACCATTGGCATGATTACTCCTTAGTTTTGAAATTGAACTGTTTGCTCAGGCATTAACTCTACTGTAGCTACATAAGTTACAGTGTTTGTGCCTGTATTCTGTACACGAATCTCATCGCCTTCCTGCAATATTACTTCTGTGTTCCCGTCTAGAAGAATAAAGTCACCTGCTCCTAGGTTCTTACCGCCTACAATAAAATACTCAGTGCTTGTTGAACTATCATACCAGTAGACTTTAGGAGTCTCTGTACCAGTAAGACTAATGATATACATCATCTGCCAAAAGCCAGTATTCTTAGTAGGTACAGTAAAAATAGTAACCTTGGTGGAATTAGTTCTAGTAGCAACTGCTGATACTTTTCTACTCATTTTTTACCTAACCATCCTCTAACAGTCTTAGTTTCAAAGATACGAATAGTAGTCCAGACAATAGTAAACAGTGCTGCAATAGCTGGTAGCCACTGGGCTAGTGTAGCCAATACAGTAAATATAGACAGTGCATCACCTGCTGCTTTTGCTGTCTCGCTCATGTGTTCGGTTGCCATACTATCTCCACTTAGGTCCTTCGATCCAGGCTACTAGAGAGTGCCTAGTTCCTTTCGTAATAGGGTTAACTTTATGCATCACCAAAGACGGGAAGATAATAGCTGTTCCTTGTGTCTTTAACTGCTTAGGGTCTGGTGCTCCTAGGTACAACGGTTGCATCTCAAACTCACCACCTTCGTACTCTTCTGGGTCTGTTAGTTGACACACAAAACTTAACTTCCTGTGTGCCTGCCTACCATCATCCCAGTTTACATCGTTATGCCAATTATAATATCCTTGGTCTTCTGCGTTGTATTCAGTAAACTGTATCTCGTTTAAGAACCTGATATCAGCACCAAAGGCATTATGATTAGCAATATGGAACAGGTTAGTTATTTCCTCGTACAACCAACCTAGTTCCTTGTTATCTCTGGTGATCCACCTAACCTTGCTTCTACGGACCTTAGTATCTATATTAGATCCTTGGAAGCCTATGATTGCGTTTTGTGGTTCAATCTTCTTTGCTTGGTCTACTATCTGCTGGCAGAGGTCTTTAGAGTACCTTTGTTGCCACAGTTGCCACATTCCGTTCAATTATCTTCCTTGGGCCAGTTTTGGTTACTAACTACAGTGATCAATTCTTCAACACTTGAGCAGGCTGCAATAGATGCCTCTAGGGAGTCACTATAGGCTCTTACAGCGGCTCTAAAGGCTAAGGTGGAGGCATCGCATGGCTTGATTCCTTCAGCGGCTCTAACGACCTTCCAATCGCTTCTAGAGAGCAGTGATCCAGCCGTGTCTTTTGCCTGACTAATCCACTGGCTTTTTAGTCCCTTGGTGACCAGACGCTTATCTGAGTCCACCATCTGCTTGGTTGCTGGATCATAGACCTTGACCCACATTGGGTTACCGTCTTGGTCTACCTCTTCACGGTCATTCAGTAGCTTAGGACTACCTACGCCCCAGTAAAAACGCTGATCAAAAAACTCTGGCTCAGGCGCTTCTGTAATACCAAGGCTTTCCCGCAGAGCAGGGTCACGCAGATGAGGATAGCGAACACCGTCAATGACTTGCTCGTTATCAATTGAGATTGGGTTACCGTTTAGTAAAAACATTTTATTCTCCGTTAATCATCGGGCCAAACTGTACTTAAAGGGTGATTCTGCGAAGGCGGCGTAGATGTAGGTTGCGCTACTGGTATTCATTGCGGCTGTTGATTGCCGAACTTTAAACCCATTAGAAAGAATGTCACAAAAAGTATCTCCAGATGTTTCTGCGTCTGATGTGTTTGCAGTAAGACCTAAACCAACTACATTGTATGGGTCTCTTGCTGTATCTAACAAACGCCAATTAACACCAGAGGAACTAGATTGTTTCACCAAAAGCCATCTAGGTCTAAACCCCGTGTAAATAAACGGCCCATCCGTTGACCCATTGCCTGTATACGACCCAAAAGCAGAGTAGCCAGCGACAGCGGCGAAGCAGTAGGCAATTAACGTGTCTCCGTTTTGCACGAAACTGTTAGTGCTACCAAGCAACGAGGTAGTCATTCCGTTGAAAATTCCAGAACTTGCAGATACGGCATTAGTTGTGTTCAGTGTTAGATAGTTGTTCTGTGGTGTTGATATGCTTCCGTGATATACGAGCCAGCTATCGGCTGAGTTGGTACGTTTGTATATGACCATCGCAGGTACTACACCTAACCCATGCCCAGTCGTCCAAGTCCCACCAACTGCAACATTGGTTACAAACTTAACAATCGAAAACCCAGCCGTGGTATTTGCCCTTACTGTGCTGGTGATAGTGCCGCTGGTGTTAGTAGCATTAGAGCCGCCTGCGTTCCACCCCCAACCTACATAAGTATAAGGGCTGACATTAGGATGGTTTGATCCGTCCATTGTAAAACCGTCAGACGCAAATCCTGTAATAGCAGTATCAGTATTTTCCGCACCGTAATTCCCCGCCTGTGTCGTACTCGTAGCACCTATGGTCGGCGTTGGGAGGTTAGCGGTACACAATGCCTTAAAGCCTGATGGTGCGGTGTGGGCGAATGGGCGCTGACCGAAGTTGACTACGATATTTACACCAAGAGAATTATTTACCGCAAATGCTGGAAAGTATGGGCCGCTAGTCAATCCAGTAAATGCAGTCCCTTGACTTGAATTGTCTTTATAAAAAGTTAGAGTCCCATTGTCTGCGTCAAACGCAACTCCGATAATATTGTTCGTTGTATATGTTGCACCATAAGCAGAACCAATACCATTGTTATATTTATTTCCATCGCCTTCGTTGTACGACCAGCCATATGCATCAGAACCAATATAACTACTTATAGATGCGGCAGAAGTTGTGATTCCACCCATAGCGTTGGCTGTATTTGTTGCATAAAACTCCCAATAAAACTTACCTGATGTAATTCCTATCGTTGAACGAATTGTATTCCACGAACCAGTAGTTGTGTTTACTTGGAGATTTCCGTCAACAGTAGATAAGTTTGAGCCTTTATCCAACGGATTCAGCGTAGCGTAATTCCCACGCACCTCTTTCTGGGTCATTTAGTCCAAATGAGGATGGCGTTAGGGCTTGACCGTCAATTAAATAGTATTCTGTGTAATAAAGATTATTTGGATAAGATGTTCCGTTAAATGTGCCTATGTAATGGGCTGATGTATTATTAATGCTAGTGTTTGTGTTTTGCGTTATTGCAGTACCAGAAAAAGCACCTTGGTCAACACCGTTTACATATAATTTTGCTCTGTCGGCTGCTGTTGCCTGTGTAGTATCCATAGCAAACACAATGTGATACCAAGCAGATGGATCACGAAACACCATAGGCCAATAAAACAAAGTAGTTCCAGCCTCACGAAACAACATACGGTTGTCGTATGTCGCTCCAAAAGCCCCTGTTCCAGAAATTAACAAACTACTACCATCACCGCCAGCGTTTATTATGTTTGCATTGACCAAGCCTGTACTAATCCCACAAGGTTTGTACCATACAGAAATAGTAAATTTTTGGCGGTTTCCAGCAGAACCGGGGGTTCTATTTAAATAAGGGGTATCCGCAGAGTTAAACCGCAGGCTGCGCTCAATGTTGTAGCCAGTTACAGGACCGATGCCGACAGGTAAAACAGCCATTTAGGACAACGCTCCTGAGTTAACGATGTAGACATTCGTACCATTGGAGAAGTATGATAGCAGATAAGTACCAGAAGCAGACATGGCAGAGAGTGCTCCGCTAACAACTTTTGTAGTAGCTGCTGCAGAGATTGTGTAATTACTGTTGTTGATTAACAAAACAAACCCAGACTGACCGCTAGTAATGTTTGTAAAGGTTAGAGTAATGTTACCAGTTGGTGTGCAAGAGAAGTTGTTAGTTACATTCATGTCGAATGAACCATCGTTGTCAGTAGTTACAGTACCTCTCTGTGCGCCTGACCAAGTTTGATCAGCATCTAATGCACCCCAGTTAGTTAGTCCAATAAGATCGTCACCAGACTGTAACTCTTGTACAGTTGTTCCGTTTAACACCAAAGGATAGCGATTTGCCATTTTTTATCCTTACACTATAGATACTTGAATAGTTGATCCTGCACGGTTTGTAACAGGTAAATAACCGTTAGCTAGCGATACATCAGTAGTAGTTCCAGCACGAACTAAAATTTGTAATTTAGTTGGTATTGCTGCCCACTCAGTATCGTAGTCTGTATTTGTTTTTTTCTTTAATACTTGTCCTGTAGTACCACCAGCAACTACACCAGGGCCTGTCGGACCAGTTGGTCCAGTGGCTCCTGTGGGTCCAGTAGGTCCAGGTGGTCCAGTAGGTCCTGTGTCACCAGTAGGACCAGTTAATCCAGTAGGCCCAGTCGGGCCAGTTGGTCCAGGCGGGCCAGCAGGGCCTGTATCACCAGTTAATCCAGTTGGGCCAGTAGGTCCCGTAGGTCCAGTGGGGCCAGTTGGGCCAGGATCACCTTGAAGACCTTGTGGGCCAGTTGGTCCAGTAGGACCTGTTAAGCCTGTTGGGCCAGTTGGACCAGTATCGCCCTGTAATCCTTGTGGGCCAGTAGGACCAGTTGGGCCAGTTGGACCTGTAGGACCTGTATCACCTTGTAAGCCTTGTGGACCAGTTGGGCCAGTAGGGCCTGTTAAACCAGTGGGACCAGTCGGTCCAGGAGGGCCTGATGGGCCTGTAGAGCCTGTTGGACCAGTTGGCCCAGGTGGTCCTGAAGGACCTGTGTTGCCTTGAGGACCTGTGGGACCAGTCGGTCCAGTTGGGCCAGCAACACCTGTGGGACCTGTCGGGCCAGTAGGACCAGTTGGTCCAGTAGTACCATCAGGTATCCCAAGAGCAAGAGTTACTGTATTAGAATTATACGAAACAGTAGGAGTAGAGCCAGCAGCTAACTGGGTTACAGTAACATCTAACTCGGTAGTAAAATCAATAGTTGACTGTGCCGATGCCGCAGCAGCAGCCGCACTAGCAGAAGCAGCATTGGCAGCATTAACTGCTACGGACGAAGCATTAGCCGCATCTGCTGTAGCGTCACCAGGACCGCCAGGACCACGATAGATAGCCAAAATTTATCTCCGTTTAGTTTTGCTCAGTAGACTTCTTAAATCTACTTAGGAAAACTCCCCAAGCCTTGTGAGCCTGGGGAGGAGCTACGGTGCTATTAGAGCACTAAGCTATTAGTCAACGATCAGAGCTACTGCAGCGTCAGGACGAATCGTCTTAACACCGTACAGCGTATCAGCAGTCATCAGGTCAGCAAGGTACTCTTGCTTGTACTGGGTCTGCGAACGAACGCCCATCTGCTCAACCAGCGTGAAAGCATCACGATGGAAGAGACCAGCCAGACGCTTGCCAGACTCAGGAGTCGGAGCATTGCTGGAGATGTACACTTCGATACCGTACAGGTTACCAACACGACCATTACGGATGGTGTTACCAGCACCAGTCTCACCAGTAAAGGCTTGCTCGGTGTAACGTGCAGTACCCATTAGTTCGTTACGCAGAACAGGCGGGATGACAAATGCACGACCATCCATCGGCACATCAGCATCGTCCAGATACTGAATAGCTTGACGGAAGCCTAGGTCACCAAATTTACCTTCCGTAGCAGACACAGAACCGTCATAAGCGATCAGTGCGCCAGTAGAATCGGTAAACGTGAAGGTACGGCTGTTGGTGTAGTCCGTGCCATCGCCATCACCAATCGACTTAAACAGTGACCAGATGTCGGTATCAACCTGCACACCGAGTGAGTAGCCAGCATCATCCGTATAGAAACGGCGAAGCGAAGGCAGTGCCTGAACGGTCACGATGTCTTCGATCAAACGGCTGTACTCATAATGCTTGTCGATGCTGACGATAACTTCATCTTCAGTAGCAGCAATCAGGTTAACCTGAGAGCTAGCAACTTTAGCAGAAGCAGTACCACGAGTGGGCTTAGGAATGTGAACGGTGTCACCTTTCTTACCCTTAAAGTTCATCTTGTTCACGAGGTTAGCGAGAACCAGTGACTTCTTATAAGCAGCAACAATCTCGTCACTCCAAATCTCAGGAATAAACTTTGCTGCGTATGCTGCTAGAATTTCGTCTTGCAAAGCATAGTATCGGTCTGGGTCTTCCAATTGTAGTCGGATTAGATCCGCTCTTCGATACACCTTAGAAGAAGTAGGCGCTGCTGAATTAGAACCAACATCTACAGTAGCTGCTTTAACCGCTGCCTTTTGTGCTGCCTTAACTTCTGGAGCAGGAACAACAGGCTGTGCTGGTTTAGGTTTAACATAGTCCCAAGTGTTTAACAGTTCTGCTGCTGAATCATAATCTAAGTTTGCATCTGCTGCTGCGTACAACCTCAGACGAACTGGAGAGGCTTTAACCCACTCCGCAAACTCAGGATCAGATACAGTCTGCTGAAACCCAGGAAACTCTTGTTGCAACCTAGCTAATGTCTGCGCCCGTTTAATCTCTAAAGCCTGTTCTTTAGCTTCTTTGACTGCAGGGTGCTGTTCTACAGCTTTACTTACATACTTCTTTGGATCTTCAAAGAAATCGATCTCGTCTTCTTTTGTGGCTTCAGTTTCTACCTGTTTAGGTTCGAGTTGTCGCTTAATCAGTTCGTCAGCCAGTTTCCGTACTTCACCAACTTCTTGGGCCTGTCTACCAATTAGCTTTTCAGCCTCTTGGTGCATCCTGATAATTTCATCAAGACTCTTGCCTTTGTATTTGGTGGGAACATTCTCTTCAACTGGAGCTTGTTCCTGTACGACTTCTTCTTGAGGTTGCTCAACAACTTCTTCTTGCTGAGTCTCTTGAGTAATATCAACTGCGCCTTCTACTACCTCTTCTTGCGATTCGACAATTTCTGCCACATTATCCTCCTGTCCACAACGGATTCTAGGAAATTAAAAATACCTACCGGATCAACTTTCGTTTTTCTTTTGATAGGCTCTTGCTGCTTCTTCGTGCTTTCTAGCCCATTTCTGAGCGGCTGAAGGAAACGCCCCTGTGAGGCCCTCCAAGCTGATTCTGGGTGACGAGATAATACGAGAAGCCTCATTGTGACAATGTGGGCACTCTATAGAGCGAACCTCATCATCAACCAATTTCTCACTTACATGGTCTTTCACACATCTAAACTCAAATATCCGCTTCATCGTGTCAACTCCTCGTAAGCATCCTCAGATGCCTCCTTGAGTTTAAAGATGAAGTTAAGGATGTCTAACTGTCCTTTAGCGTAGTACAGATCTTCTACGCTATTGCACCTATCTAGGTCCTTGGATACTTCCTCAACCTTACGCAGGTCCTCAACTAAGTCCTGCCAGCCTTTGGAAGTCATCATGTCAAACCTAGCCTCATAATAGGCTTGTAATTCTTTGTCCACAGTTTCTCCTTTTATCTAGGACTGTGTTGCTTTCACACAACAATATAGTTATTATACCACACTTTTAAGTATTTGTCAAGTATTTTACTGGACTTTTCGTTTCATCTGTGCTTCTACAATGTTTTCCTTAGTCTGGATTTCCCGCTCCTTCAGTATCAGGTCAGCCACCTTGACTCGGCGCTCAAACTCCCCTTGGGTGCTTCCATCCAGGTTATTGGAAGCTGCCTGGAGTACGTCTACCCGCAGCTTCTCAGGCATAAGTTGGGTCTCAACAGCAGTCTTCTGGGCCTTGGCTAGGCTCTCTTGGGCGTTAGCTTGGCTTTCCTGGGCCTTACCCTGAAGTTCAGCGATCTGGGCCTGCAGAAGAGCTATCTGAGCCTGCTGCTGCATCTGTGCCATCTGTTGTTGTTCTGGGTTAGGCTGTAACATCTGGTCAAGAGCCGATGCCAACTCCTCTTTATTGGACAGACTGGAGCCTTTTATAATACCCTTTAGTACTAAAGGCAGTACAGGACTGTCTGGGCCTAGGGTCTGTAGCAGCCCAATGAACTGCTGCTGCTCGTACTCCCTAGCTACCATACCCAGGGTAGAGGCAGGGACAAAAGTAAAGTCCTTGCTGGGATAACGTTCTGGGTCAAACTGCATATACCGCACTGCAACCTTCCGAATCAATGGGATTAGGAAGTCATCTTGGAAGTTAATTAGTGCCTGCTTGTTCTTCTTGATGATGCTGCTCATCGCAAGGCTCATAGAAGCCCCGCCAGCCTCACCTTGAGCTACAGAGCGAGTCATTGCTTGACTGTCTAGCGTACCAGTAGCCTGTAACATCATAACCTCAAAGCGTTCTGCGGTCTGGATGTTGCCAGCGTCAGTAGAACCAAACTTAAACGGGAATAGAATCTCGTTAGGATTGCCGTTAGTAAGCAGTGTCTTTCCAGGCTGAACCTTGTAGGACACACCACGAGGCAGTCTAGTAGCATCTGCCGCCATCATAGGGGCCGTAGTCAGTGCTAAAGAGTCCAGATGACTACGGAGTTGGGCATCAATAGCTTTCTGCATATTGTAGCCCTTCTGCACGGTTCCCATACCAACCAAGCGACCAGCAACCTTCTCAGGTGTGTAGGTCACAACAGGCCGATCCTTCATCATATAAGGGTTAGCTTCTGCTTTAAGAAGGTATTGTCCGTTACCAATAACAATAACAGCTTCTACAAGATCAGAATATTTGTCAGCATCACTGTCTTCTGGGAATAGATCAGCTACTTCTCCACCTTCGTTTTCTAAATTCTCAAGGTATTCACGAGGAACTAAGCCGTAGTAACGTAAGATACGTACTTTATCGTTTTCATAGAGCGTATCCAACTGGTTTGGCTCAAGAGCATTATCACTATACTCAGGACCAATATTAACTTTACGATAGATTCCACTCTCAATCCCCTGCACTACCTTAAACAGGCTGGTATATTCTTCAATAGCAACACCTAAAGCATCATCTACATTGTCGCTATTTGGGTCCCATAGGAAGTTACGTGGATGTACCGACTTAACAGGAACAACTACTCTATCTACTTCATTAACTCCAATGGCTGCACCTTGACCATTAGGCAGCGGCTGCATTGAAGGAATCAACTCAACCTGTGTTTTGACTTGGATTTCAGCTATACCAAGACCAAAAACCTCTGCATTACGGTTGATTTCAGCCCAAGTCTTGTCTGCTTTGGTCTTTTTTAGGTCTTCGTGCAGTTGCTTCTTGACAAGTTCGACATCAGTCTCGGTTCCAGTTTCGTCCACTGCATTGTCTTTTAGCTCGAAGAACTCTCCTCGACCAGTGGTAGCCTCCATAATCTCGGAGGTTTTGTTCTCTACCGCCTGTCGGATAGCAGGCGACACAATCTTAGAGCGCTCGGACTCACGAGTCTTGTCCTCATCAGACCAAATACCGTAGTAAAGACGCTCGTATTCGTCCCACTGATCTTCGTAGTTGGTGTCTCTATGCTCTCTCCACAAATCACACTGAGTTGTTACGAACTGAACTAACTCACGATCTGATTCTGTTACTGGATCTTCTTTGAACTCAGCCATTAGATTGTCCTTTCAATTGGCTCTCTGTACCGCAAATCATTGATATCCATTACTTCACCACGCATATCGATTGGGTTTCCCTTGTTGTCAGTTAACTGTGGAACAGTAACATTATATTTCTGTGACATGGGGTCTTGTGCTAGACTTTGCAGAAATGTAGTGCCTTTAGTTTTGTCTGTACTCTTCATTCCAACTGCCTTGGCTACTGCATGATATTTAGGTTCTGCGTAACGAAACGCTACGTTGCGTGCTTCTGCCTCACCAGCTAGGCGCATATATTTGTTAAATGCCTCTTCGACTTCTTTGTCAGAAGGCTGTGCGATATCTCGAAGGAACTGCTGGCGAGAACCGCCCTGAGAAAAGTTCTCAAACTTTTGCACAGCGTGTTGTGTCTCGTGCAGCAGGTCAGAAACAGCCCCTATAGGATCTCCATCGATCATACTGGCGCTATTCAGGTTTAAATCGACCTCTCCAGTCTTTAAGTTAAACCCACCAACTTCTGTTTCTTTACCTCTGTAGAAGTTAATTGGCGTATCTGCTAACTCAGGGTAGAACTGGAAAAACAAATCATGCTTAATCAGGTCAGAAGCAAGTACTGGTTGGTTTGGTTTTAGGTCTTCAAACGGAATCTTTAACTCAGCCTTGGAATCATCAATCTCGTACTTGATTCTGCCTTCTTCATCAAACCAGAATCCAGTCCTAGCCAGGATGTCTTCGTTAGACTGGCCTCGCTTAAACATATCGTTGGCAAGATTAAGAGACTTCATTGCTCTTTCTTGCTTTTCTGGGTCAAGAGTAGAAGTAAAGGTAGCCAGTCCTCTTGAGCCACCTACAATCTCCGGCATCATCAACTCAGGAGGCTTGTCCTCAAACTGAAACAGACCTCGTTTCATTCCAGACGAAGCAGCCTCCAACAGGTTGGCTGGTACTAATCCATCAAATAATCTAGCGATTGCCATATTAGTATCCTGAGATAGGGTCTAGTGCTTCGTATTCTTCTTCTTCAATAAGGTTAGTAAACTCTGTAACGCCAATTTGATCAATGTAAGCCAGTGCATCAATTAAGTCATCGTGGACCTGTGGATTAGGAAAGTTAAGTAACTGATCCACAAATTGCTTATTCCACTCTCCTCTAACTAACTTAATCCTTCCATGCTCGAAGCGTCCCTGCAAAGCCCAAACAATCCGGTCTGTCTTCTTCTTGTTCCCATGAGTGAGGTCTATCACTGACAGGAAATAGTTCTTCCTTCTCATCAAGTCTTGTAGGTACGGGAGTACGGCATTCTTGGCCATGCCCCGCTCTATACCTATTAAACGAACATCGTAACTTTTTGCTGTTTCTAAGATTCGGTTTGCTGTTTCTTTGATGTCCCATCTACCAGCCACAATAGTGTCTACATACCACCCGTCTTCACAAACCTTGACTACAGCAATAGCTGTTTCATCCAGGTTCTTCCTCTTGTTAGCGGCCTGCTTACTTACGTCTTCAAAGCCAGCCAAATCAACAGCGATGTAAAACTGACCGTCCCCAGGAGTATCATCGCTATCAACATATTTAATCCATTCGTCTTTGAAGAGGTCTGACTGGGCGGCTTCGAAACTAGCAAGGTATTCCTGTCTAAAACTGAAGGAAGACATTGACTTCTTTGCTGCCTCAATCTCTTTGGGATCAAGCAGCGGATTATCGAAGCTAGTGAAGTGAAAAGACACCCAATCTTCATCTTCTTCTCTTTGAGCCATCTGATACAACTCATAGAAGTGATTCCTTCCCTTTGGTGTACCAATGAACAGAGCGCCTCCCTTAACATCACTAAGGGCTGGTCTTAGGATCTGCTCGAACACCTGTGGCTTCATGTCTGCATACTCGTCAATCACGACATACGCTAGACCCACACCACGCATTGTATCTGGACGGTCAGATCCTTTAAGGTAGATCTTCCTGTCGTTTACTAAAGTTATGACAGCCGTATTCTCGTGTACAGCTTTGATAACCTCGTGACCAAGTTCTTTAAGAACCGACCACATAATGTCTTTAGCTTGCTGAAAGGTTGGAGCCACATAGAAGACATCCTTCTCGGTACTCTTTAATGCTTCAATGATGAGGGTCCAAGCAGCGAGACGAGACTTTCCAAATCTTCGTCCTGCAGCAACCACTTTAAAACGGTGACTATCATTAAATACTTCCGTCTGTTTAGGATGGAGTTCAACCCTTAGATTCGCCATCGGGGTCCTCCATATCAATTACTTCATAACCAATCTCTTCAGTTTCCCTGGCAGCTATCTGTGGCGTACCAGTGGTAACTATCTGAACTTGTATGGCATTACTTCTACCAGTCTTGTCTTTCTCAAAATGACTCAAAGGCAGTAGCCTATCGATACACATCTTGAGACAGGCCACCTGATCCTTGTCTGTGTCATCCATAGCCTTGCGGAGTACAGTCTCTATGACCTTCTCTCCGCTGGTGGACAGCAGTCGTGCATAAAACTCTTTGATTCTGGCAGCTTCACCTGGAGGTCTACCGACTACGCCTCTAGCTTTTTTTGCTAAAATCTCTTCTTTACGGGGTCTGCCACGTTTCCTTTTTACAGGGGACAGAGGTTCAGTGCTAGACACTAAATTCTCCTCTACATAATTTCTACATAGCTATGCAGTAGTAATGCATTAGGTATGTAGTAGATGTAACTTCTAAGTAAGACAGAAAATAAATATTAATTATTATTCATAGTTACCGCTGATACATTGCTTAAGCGATCAACTGCACAGATCTACATAATGTTTTTTACTATGACACCTATTATAGCATATTTTTTAGAAAAAGTCAAGTAGTTTGTACAAGTTACTACCAAATTTCTCTACCTTTTTGTAGGCAATTGTCCAGATTCTCCTACAATTTTGTAAGTCATTGATTTATAAAGGAAAACCTATGGTGGGAATTCAACCCTATTTTGCCCTATTTAGGCAAGTTTCCAGCTATTTTATCCCTATTTTGCCCTGTCTTGTGTGTTGTATGGTTCATAACGCAGCCGTTGTCTGTGTTACCCCCTCCCCCGTGTCTCTAAAATACGACAATTATGCACCAATGCGGTGCTGCAACATGGCACGATTCTTGCATAGGCAATATCTGTGCCAATAGTCTAGAGCTATCAAGGACTGTCTAGCGATAGAGAAAAAGTATTTGACATGGACCATATCACCATGCTAAAGCCTAGGCCACCACTGTATAAATATACATTAGGGTTTCCCCTAATTGATTGATGCAATGCACAAGCGTAATATCCACTCATCGCAGGGCAATAGTGCAATGCGATAAACCCTGGAGGTTTCAAATGTTCGCAGCAATCAAGAAAATGGTGCAAGGCAAGAAAACCCTGGACAAGCGTGGCGGTAGATTCCTTACAGTCTACCTAGGGAATGGCAAGTACAAAAACGGCAAAGTACTAAAGGCCGGATATCTTAGGACCAAAGTACAGTTAGCGCAAGGCGGGATAACCCTAGTATCTAATCGGAATATTGACCTCGTAGCCACTGATCACGAATTAATCAGGGTTTAAACTAGGTGACTAATCCAAGAGGATCTGCTAAGATCCTCTTCAGTTAGTCAATTAGTGGAGGTGCTATGCTGTCTCGTACTAGTAAACTAGGCTGTCTGTCCTGGTCACTGGAGGCATTCACTACGTGTCATGGGGCGCTTAACCCTGATGGCAGTATTGTTGATGCTTGCCAGGTATGCTATGCCAGAGGTGGGTTTTATCATATGCCTGATGCTAAGGCATTGCGGGATCGTAATCGTGAAGATTGGAAGTCTAGCGATTGGGTGTCTCGTATGGTCAAGGCATTGCAACGCCAAACGCATTTTCGATGGTTCGATTCTGGCGACATTGTATCAGTGCGCCTGGGCGAGAAGATCCTCGAGGTATGCAAAGCCACGCCACACGTGCGCCACTGGCTACCGACTAGGACCTATAAATTCGCTAAGTATAGGCCCATTATAGAGGCACTAGAGGCACTGCCGAATGTAGTAGTGCGTTATAGTAGCGATAGCATTAATGGGGCCACTGTAGAGGCTAAAAATAGCTCTACAATCGTGCCAAACGCTGGCGCTGGTATAGGCCACGAATGCCCTGCATATAAGCAAGGCGGGAAGTGTCTAGACTGTCGTGCGTGTTGGGCTAAGGACGTGCCTGTTATCTCGTATCCTTATCATGGGGCAAAGTCTAAGATCATCAAGATCCTGGCAGTAAAGTGAGTGCTAACTAACATGAAAAAAATAGTAGTTGATTGTATTGCAGGGTTATTGTTGACAGTAGTCTATTTTATGCTAGTATTCATTGCAGGCACTAACTAGGAGCTATTGTGGGTAAATTAGTAGAGCTACAAGGTATCAAGATTTTTACCAAGCTAAACCTTACCGCTGATCATTGGGAATTTTATCACATTGATGGCAGGGAAGAGGCGGCAGTATATTTAAATCGAGACGTTGAAAGCTATCTAGAGCGATACGGTCCTACAGATATTACACAAGTGCTGAAGCCATACAAAAAATGGGGTGCTACAGATTCTGAGGGCTACAATACTCTTGCCTGGGTTCTGGATCAGTTAGGTATAGATTCGGACTTATACGTATAGGAATTATCATGTCATTGATTGGATTTCAGAAAGCTAATCCTAGGACCTATGAGTGGGAGCGCAGGGATTGTGTAGTACGTGCTAGTAGCATTGCTACTGGTATACCATATCCAGAAATGCACGCCAAGTATAAGGCCGCAGGCAGGCAGGATCGAAGAGGCACTTCAGTATTTTTAATTTCTGAGGTACTTGACTTTGAGCAGAGTATTGTGGCAGAATACAGGCATAATGCATGGACTCTCAAAAAGTTTTTGTCTATTTATAACAAGGGCAGATGGGTTATGTGCAATCGCAATCATGCATGGGCTGTCATTGATGGCGTAGTGCATGACCAGGGTGAGATTGGTAGTCGGACTAGAGTTTTATGGGCATGGAGGATTAAATAATGTTTACTAATGAGCTTAAAAAAGGTGACAAAGTTAGATTAGGTAACGGCTGGGATGCTATTATCTGGGACAACAAGAAGGGCGATATTCGCATGGCTGAGGTGCATGGATTCTTTACAGAGATTGGTAGTGTGTACTCACATGATATCATTGCTAAGTACACAGACTCAGGGTTAGTACCTATTGAACATACCAAGAGCCAGCTTAAACTACGAGATCGTATTGTGGAGTTTGGATAATGATAGGCTATAAATTATTTCGTAAGCGTAAGGATGGCACGCTAGGCCCACTGTTTATTAATCGTAAGCAGCGCCTTGTTCCTGGTGAGTGGTATGAATACCAGCCTTTCCTGACTCCAGGTTATGCGTTTCGTCCTGGCTGGCACATATGCAGTGAGATGAAAGCGCCACACCTACGCCAAGGTGGTGATCGTGTCTGGGCTAAGGTAGACTTCGAACCAATGGATAGAATTGAACGTCCAGAATCACAGGGTGGAGTATGGTATCTTGGATCTTGGATTAAAATATTGGAGGTGTATAATGATTGACAACGAAACAAAAACAACGTACACTCTTGAATTGTACAAGGAAGACAAGCGGTATAACAAAGGACATAGGATGGTGTACAAGCAGGACTATAATAATATTACCAAAGAACAAGCTGAAGATATAGCAAATGATTTAGTAGCTGTAGGCATTGGTCATTTTTATAAAATCCACTTGACATTTGTTACCAAAAAGAATTTACTATCTGGTATAGAATTTCAAGAGCGTTACGATACACCATACTATTGTTCCCCTTCATCAGAGGCTTATTGGAGTTCATAAAATGAAGCAGCGTAATTATGTTGCTAAGTATGCACAGACAAGCGGATCAGGTAGACACAAACGAAAGGACAAGTCTATGAGCTATAAAAATCAGGAAGACTGGGTACACATTGATGATTACAATGATGAGATCCAGAAGTTAGAGGATCGTATCAGCGAACTGGAAACAGTTAATCGCGATATGCGCGATGATGAGGTCACTGTATTGTCAGACATCATGTTGATCAGGGATCACTACTCTGACTATAGTGATGTCAAGGAAGAGCTAGACTACATCATCAAGGCACACGATCATAGCGTAAGACGTAAAGCTCAAGAGTACCTGATGAAGGCGTACCCTAAGCGAACCTGGGGCGAGGACCTGTGGGTAGCAGGAGACTTACTTGAGCAGCAGATTGTTTGACCTATGGCTAGTTGGCTGATCGCTGTTATTGGTGTTGTTTATTTGGTGGTGTCAGTTGACCTACTAATTAAGGGACAGACTGGCCTGGGCATTGCCTTTGCTGGCTATGTCATAGGTAATATTGGACTAGCTATGGAGGCTATGAAATAATGTTGACAACCCTAGTAATCTTTGCTATTGTTGGCGTGATAGCCATTCTAATTGGCATACATGAGGATCGTAATGACTAAACATAGAGTATCTGGTGTTCCTTATGAGGTAGACCTAATAAACAATTACATGGATCTACTTGATCAGAACATTGATAGAGGAGACATGATCGCAGAGCTAGAGCGTGAGAACTTTATGCTCAGGGCCAGGATAGATAGACTAGAGGAAGAGTTAGGAAGGTATAGAGATGACGGTAAGTAATGAAACTGTAGTACTAAGTACATTAGAAAAACGGAAGGCGGCATTGGCTAAAGCCAGGGCTATAAAGAAAGAGAACCCAGATCTTATACATCGGAAGACTGTAATTCAGATATGGGAACTGGACAAGAGCAGCCTACGCAAGAGCATCAATGCCAAGTGTTTTGATTGTTCGAATCACCAGAAGGAAGAGGTAGCTAATTGTACAGTCAAGACTTGCCCATTGTGGGAAGTACGGCCTTGGAAATAGGGACAGACTAAGATGAGATGTGTATCCTGTAACGCATTGTTGACAGACTTCGAGGCAACACGTAAGTCAGCACTCACTTCTGAGTACATTGACTTCTGTAACCATTGTTTTAGTAGTGTTAGTGAGTACGTACATACGATTGAGAGGGCAGATTTAGCGCATGATGAACACGAGACAGAAGGTTTTGACGATGTTGATAGTTGTGATCTGGATTCTGTGCTTGACATTGATGACGAACTATGCTAAACTATCTCTACATAGTTACTAAGTAGTAAGATTATTAATAATTATTCTTTAGAAGAAACTAAATAGTATGGATGATCAACAACGATTTGAAGCTGAGACAAGCCAAGAAGCAGCCTACTGGTTTACTGTCTGTGACTTTGCTGATCTGTCCCTAAATCATGGGCTAGACAAGATGCTCCAGGATGTGTTACAATATAGGCAGAAACTTTTGAAAGGAAAGACCAATGGGTGAGCAGCTAAAAGCACACCAGCCATGTCCAGATTGTAATAGCTCTGATGCACTGACGTACTATGACTGGGGTAGCAGGTGTTTCAGTTGTGGTAAAGCTACTAGGTTTAAGCGTGACGAAGAGCCTACACAAACACTAACTAAGGTGAATACTAAATTGACCAATGTCCATGAGTTGTCGTATCAGTCTGTTGTAGAAAGGAAGCTAACACGTGACACTTGCATATCATACGGGATTGGCGTTAAAGACAATAGCTACTATTTTCCTTACTACTCTGGCGATTCTCTTGTAGCGTTTAAGAAGCGCAATGTATCCGATAAGCGTTTCAGTGTCGAAGGTGACTGGCAGAAAGGAACCCTGTTCGGTCAGCAATTATTCTCAAAGGGAGGAAAGTATGTCACGATTTGCGAAGGTGAGTTCGATGCTGCGGCAGCGTATCAGATGTTGGGTTCTAAATATCCTGTGGTCTCTGTTAGGAATGGTGCAGGTAACGCAGCACAAGATATCAAGGCGAATTATGAATGGCTCGACTCCTTCGAAAATATTGTTATCTGTTTCGACAATGATGAGGCAGGCAGACTCGCTGCTAGTCAGGTGGCTGAGATCATTGGAACTAAAGCCAAGATATTTAAAGGAACCAAAGACTACAAGGATGCCTGCGAATACTCACAAGACTCAAAAGACAAAGAGTTCATAGACGCATGGTGGAGAGCAGAACGATACACACCTGATGGAATCATTGACGGTGCTGGACTATGGGATCTGGTCAATCAGCCTGTCGAGAGGGCAAAGGTTCAGTATCCTTTCACTGGTCTGAATGATCTTACTTACGGTGTGCGAGAAGGCGAACTAGTGACGATCACTGCTGGCTCTGGTCTAGGTAAATCACAATTCCTGCGTGAGATTGTGTATCATATCCTGCAGAACACTGATGAGAACATTGGTCTGATGTTCCTAGAGGAATCAGTTAAGCGCACAGCCAAGAGCATTATGAGTCTATCAGCGAATAAGCCGCTACATTTACCAGACACAGAGGTGACTGATGAAGAACTACGAAACGCATTTAATAACACTCTTGGCACTGGCAGGGTTTTTCTATTTGATCACTTCGGCTCTACTGCTATTGACAATATTATTAACAGAGTTCGCTATATGGCAAAAGCTCTTGAGTGTAAGTTTATTTTTCTTGATCACGTTTCTATTGTTGTTTCTGCTCAAGACAACGGCGATGAGAGGAAGGCACTAGACGAGATTATGACCAAGCTACGGATGATCGTGCAGGAGACAGGCATTGCCTTATTCTGTGTCTCTCACCTGAAGCGGCCAGATGGTAAAGGACATGAGGAAGGTGCAGCTACCAGTCTGAGCGCACTACGAGGCTCAGGATCGATTGGTCAGCTATCTGATATGGTGCTAGGTCTGGAGCGTAACGGACAGTCTGAGGACCTTAAAGAGCGTCACACCACCAGGGTTCGAGTGCTGAAAAACAGATTCAGTGGATTGACTGGTCCTGCCTGCAGCCTTTACTACGATCGGATCAGTGGGCGCATGACAGAAACCTTTGAGGATACATCACTATGAGCCATCCTGATCAAGCATTTTCAGATAAGACATACTCACAATTTGGTGAGGACTTGATACTACTGAATGTATTTGCTAAGTTGGGTATTGAAAGAGGTAGATACTTTGATGTAGGAGCACACCATCCACACAACATCAGCAACACTGCGCTACTATATGAGCGTGGCTGGCGTGGTGTTTGCATTGAAGCTAATCCTAATCATATAAAAGCATTTGAGGAGGCTAGGCCAGAGGATAATATCCTTAATGTTGGTGTGGGTACTATCACTGGTGAGATGACTTTCTACATGATTGATCAGTATTCAGGAAGGAACAGCTTTGATAGGTCAGTGGTTGAGAGGTTTGTAGCAGAGCACCCAGAGTTTAAGATCACTGAGCAAAAGTTAGTGCCTGTTGTATCTCTTGAGTCTCTCTTCATACACTTTGGGACACCAGACTTTCTATCAATTGACATTGAGGGATTAGACTACGATGTGTTAGCACACTCACTTGTATGGCGCAAGCCAAAGGTTGTTTGTGTAGAGAACCACGGCAAAGAAAGGATGTTCGATGACTTGCTAAAACGCCTAGGATATGATAAAATATTTAACACAGTAGCTAATGGAATCTACATCTATGAGGATCGCTCTTGACATTGAAACAAACAAAGCACACAACATTATTTGGTGCTGCTGCACATACGATTTAGACACAAAGGAAGTTAAGTCATGGACGGAAGCAGGAAACTTCAGAGAGTTTATCAAGAAAGCAACATTGATAGTGGGACACAACGGGATCAGCTTCGACTTTCCGATATTGAACAAACACTGGAAGACCTCGATAACAATGTCCCAGGTGCGGGATACACTGGTTATGTCAAGACTATCAAATCCGACAAGAGACAAGGGGCACAGCCTTGGGAGCCTAGCAAGTCTAGTAGGAAGAACCAAGAAGGAGTACGAAGATTTCGATGGAGGCTTAACTCCAGAAATGGTTGAGTACTGTAAGGAAGATGTTA